GTCCGGCCGCAGATACGCCCCTTTATTCAGATGGGAAGAGCCCCATCACTGGAGTAAAGTTCCAGTAACTATGAAGTAACAGCGCTAACGGGTGAAGGAACCAACAGTCTTAATAGTCCTGATAACTTCACGATAGCGAATATAAGTACGAATTTGGCAACTGGTAAGAAGGATAACCAACTACCGGTTCGCCATAATAATAAGAAATAAACATGTATGAAATGCATGATGACCAGCTGAACCGCACTTGGAACATTGGCTTTCGCCGCACTTGGACCATTGGCAAAACCGGCCCTAATACAAATCTAAAGATGCTTACTTAGTACGTGGCGTCTTAACGACGCGCGATGGCGGCCTTGGCAATGGCTTAAAAACCTTGCCACCGACATGTGCCATCTTAGAACGTTCAACAGCTTGATCGTCCCTGAGACGATCAACTGACGCAGCGGGTAGCTGCGTCTGGCGTGAAGGTGTCTTTGGAAGCGACTTAGTTGGCTTACGGTCAGGCATTCCTAATAGAAGGCTACCTACACCAGAAATGCCAGCACCTATGGGGCCACCAAAAGCCCCAATAATAGGCAACACCGCACGAGCGGCGCTCTTAATCACTTCCCACAACTTACCCAAATCATTAAAATCTGACGGGTAAGCATCCTTGAGTTCCCGATTTATCAACGAATATGCATTCAATGCACTCATGTCGACAGGCGGGGACATCCTAACTTGGGAAGCCAGCATGGATGCGGGGGAAACCCTAGCTTCAATGCCGACCCTAAAGTAAAAAGAAAAGGATGTGGTGGGTGCCAGATTCCTGGCAGAAATGCCCCCAAATATTTGATTCAAGGGTTTATATACGGGGTCACCTACTATACTGATTACAGGAGTAAGGTTGGCCCACACACCAGTGGCTAACGGGTATGGAGGAGCAGCAGCTCCAACAGCTGACGCATGGATATCGATGACATCATCATCATCCTGGCGTCCGAAATTGTAGTCAACCAACTCAAGATCAGCGTCGGTGACATAAGACTGATTTCCCGAAAGTCGCAATGGAAGATATACACCTTCCTTCGACTGTCCGAAATATGCATTTGGCATGTATTGTGAGGTGGAATAATTGGCAAAGTCACTAGGTTGGTAAGTTACCACTCGCCTTACACCCATAGCGTTGGCAGAACCAGCTGGGTTGGCTGAAATGTAGTACTTTCTCCGAGCAACGTGCCACTGGGCCGCTGTCAACGTGCCTTGATCAGCCAGGGTGGGTCCATCTTGGTAAGCGGTGACACCATAGAAAGCCAACCTATGTGCCTCAATGCCGAGCGAACGGAACTGAGTCAACAGTTGGATATAAGAGGCTGTCGCACTTCCGGGTGGGAGAAATGCCTGGTTGGCAAAGTTGGTAGAACTATTAAAAGTGCCATCGGCATTTAGAACTACAGCATAGGCCTGAAGAAGCATGTTCGGTAAGGCAGTGAGGTCAAAGCCCCACGAGGCCTGGCCTGCAGGGCAGTTTAACCGAAACACGGAATTGTAATTCAAGAAAACAGTAGGACAATTTGAATTATCGGGGATGCCGCGACAATCTGATATGGGATCAGATGGGTGCAGAGCCTTGAGAAGCCACGCCTTGCCGTCTGGAGTAGACGCGACGTGGGGTGACGACTTGAAAATTTCACTTAATTTCTGAGCAGCTAATATTAAAATCAGTTAAATAGCTAAATATACTGAAGTGGTGGAAGTTCTGGCTTTAGGGGGATTGCCCCAGCTCGCCTGATAAGTAAGGTAAAAACCAGGGCACACCCCACAGCATAAACGCGGTTACTTCCATATCCGTATTTAAGATCACGTGGGGGGAGTGGAACTACCTCTAAAAATAGCGGTGTTCCACAAATTTGCTAGAATAGTCTGAGACATCAACTGGGGCGGGCAACAAGTGCGAAACGCCAGCGAAATTTCCAGACTCAATACAGCTCTCGACAGCTAACTGAACTCCCACTGGGATGCGAAATAGCTTTTCAACCAGGTAGCGGGATTCCAACCGAATGGAAACAGCAGGCACATTCCTGAGGTCCGTTGGGCACACATGGTAACCGTCAAGAACAAACCTGGGAGCGAGTCCATCAGTTCTATCCAGCGCATACTTCGCCATAATGGATACGATTGGACAGCCAGGTGTCTCAAATAACGTGGATAAAGCTTTTGCTCTTAGCAACTGGGACATCAATTTGTCACCACCATGCAAGAACGAGCTGGTCCACGCAAAGCCTTGGATAAACTTGCGCGGGTCGCGAACGATATCCCCGCAATCTCCACACACAATGCCACAAAAACTGGCCATGCATGGGTCCAATACTTCTTCAATTTTGATGGTGAACCCCAACTCAGAATAATCTGCTGGAGTGAGGGGCACAGTCGACGAAAACAATCCGTCATCCCCTTCAACAAAGCCATCTATATCACCGCCTTTCTTAAACGCGATGTATTTGGCCAACATCAAATTGGTAAACCCATTGCCCAACGACGTACACATGTCTCCTGACATACGCCGGGCACCAATCTTAACCCTGACCCCAGATCTAGTCCGGCAGCGGTTTTCACCACTAATAACATCATGGATGAGCGCGGATAGGCCTGGGTAATCAGAAAGGCAGTGGTCATATAAAATTAATTCACAAGAATTCAAGATGTCATCCTTAAAATGGGATTCAAACGCAGTGAAGTCCGTGGCAAAATAACGTCGCCCGTGTTGACGGAGCGAACGAATTGCAAATGGTCTTTGCGTGACTGGGACATGCTTAATGAATTCTTTTTGCCCGTAGACCATTTGTTCAATGGTCTTAAATGCGGGACCCGAAGCTACCTTGAACTCGTCACAGCGTGAATTTATCATGCGCGCGTGTTTATATTCGGGGTAAAACTCGGTTTTAACAAATGAATTGACCTGAGAACACTTTCGCCGGTTAGGGAGACCGCCACGTAGGCGGCTCTCAACGATGCGCAACTTGTCCTTACGGCCATCATTATAAGTAGTCGATTCCAACCATTCCTCAAAGCCCATGACACGAACCTTCGGGAACCTCTGAACATATCGCTTCACAAAGGAAGCAAATTCAGTTAGGTCACCATGATCCGGCACGTCCCGTAGGACACGCTTGGTGAACGCGCATACAACCGTATCAGGGTCGTTCGCATCCAAACACAATGGCGCGTACCCAGGTACACTGCAATGTGGGAGTTGGCGGAATACAGCCCTCCGGTCCTTAGTACCAGAAGGATAAGTAAATGTTGGTATGTCAATTGGAACATCTGGCCTAGGTATAGGGAGTTCATTGGCACGCGCGCCTAGTGCGAGAATCACAGGGCGCGCTCCTGGGCGAAAAAATGATTACCGCTCAACCTTGCACAAGCAAGAGCGGCACACTCCGACCCGGTTATTACCGACATCGCATTATGATCAGGAATGGGCAAGCATGCCAATCTCCTGGATTGTGCCCTAATGTTTGTGGACATAAGGTCCACATCAACATTGCGATCATTATCAAGCAGATAACTGCTCACCATGTGAGGCGAGTAGTGAACAAATAAATCTTCGGCCCTAATGGATCGAGTCTTAATGTTCTGATACTCTGCATGTGCCACACCGACAATGGAGATTAATGCAGCTGCATTACAGCAGACAGCAACAATCTTACTCACTTGAGCTGCCTTATGGATGGCAGAACTGGCTGAACTACCTGTAGCTAACCGAGATAACACCGTAGTGGCTTTCCACGCTAGCGTGAACACCGAGGCAGCTTTAACCAACCCCGGTAGTACCCTTTTCAGTGCGGCAGTTAACGGTGGAAGGGAAGGAGCGGCTATTGCCAGAGTGTGAAGGTCCAGAGGGTGCTTCTGCTCAGCTACCCCCCTTGCCGACACCAATCGTTGCTCACCCTTGTACAGCACACTGCAAGCAGTATCTGAAAAGCGGCAGTTGTCAAATATTCCAAATAATGACCTCCAGCCAGTTAATGGTGCTATCCGTGCCGATGGTGCTACCGTCTTTATCAGCTCACGAGCCTCCTCACAAGTGAGTATGTGGCCACAGAGCGGAAAAACGGCGGTGGAGTCAATGTCCTCTACTGAGGAATCCACCTTAGGCAGCGTCGGGAGACACTTCGTAGGATTCATTTGAGAGTGAACCTGCTGAGGTGCTCTTGGAATAGGCTTAAACACCTTCAACATTGACCCAGAATAACTGTCTCCTATTTTTAGAGAAGGTGACGTCGGCACCAACGGAATAGGATGTTCACCGCGAACAGCATGCACAACGGCTTGATTGGAAGTCGGTATGGGCAAGCACACCACCTTCCCTTGTTCTCGCGGGATAGAGTCAATGGTTAATGGGCTCTGAAGCCCACTGTGAGCCTGAGGCTCTGGGCTAGGTGTCCTAGACCGCTCCGAATCAGTTGAACTGAGCGAGCTAGTCTCTCCGAGAAACCGCTCTATAGCCTGCATCTGCTCATCGGGCAGCCGGGCTTTCTTTATTGCGGTAAGGTCGGTGATTCCGGCTGGGGGGATAGTCAAAGGCTTGAACAAATCCCTAGCCTCCTGCATGTCGGGAGTGTCATCTTGTGACAGAGCTCTCCTCGACTCGCGTGGATAATGGGCATCAGGCTCATAGCTCGAAGCCGGCCTGAATGTGCCATCTTTGGATGGGTGGGCATAATTGCCGGGTGACACATTGGCAAGCCTCTGGCCGCACAAACGGCACACGGCACAGCCCTTGCGTCCCCTGGACACCTCAGATCCCTTCAATACCACGTCACAGTGGCGGCAGTGTGGTCCAGGGTTGACTTCAACCCCAGCACGAACCAGCAGCAACTCCAATAATGATGATATCAGCCTACTGCTGAATTCATTGGACGCCACCAGCATTTCCTTCACATCAGCCTTGGTTAAACCCAACGAGCTAAAGCTCTCTAATTCGGGAGCTGTGGGAAACAATCCCCTCCTGAATCGCCTTGCGATCGTTAGGACAACAACTGAACCAGGTTGTGGCAATTTCGCATGGCCCAACCCAGAATGTTGTATTTTCCGTGAAGCAGCAGACACACGTTTCTTTTGTTCATAGGCTTGAGCCATTGAAAATGTGCCATCGCGCTTCACGACTTTGCGGCACTCGGCTGCCAAAGCAACCTTTGACGTAGTGCCCATTTCAGATACAGATTCACGCCGTTCTGATTTGTTCTTATGATCCTTTAGCTTAAGGCCCCTCATAGAGAAAGCCTTACTGTCGGATCTTAATTGTTTTGTTTTAGACTTAAGTTCGCACTCCTGTTTGGCTAAGTGCCAATCGAAGCGCGCAAGGCCACATTGTAGACTATGTTCACGCACAGTCATATGGCCATTAAGATCATCGGTTCTAGGGTCCGTTCCCTCTGCTACGATAACCCGGGCAGAAACGGGGGTAATGTGGTTT